TTGTTTCCTATATTCTTGGGTGATACCGACCATGAACCGCGGACGGAGATGATGCAGCAGGGAGGCAGCGTCCCTGAAATTATGTTCCGTGATGGCCCCTGGAAATTGATTATTGAATCGAGCATCGGTCACAATTTTCTCGTTCAAGCAAACACAACCGCAGTGGCCCTTTTCAATTTAGATGACAATCCCACAGAGACTGAATCGTCTAATTTAATTAATAACCCCGCCTATGCGAGCCGTGTGACTTCAATGTATGATCGCTACTGGGCGATACGCGAGGCCAGCGCTCGAACTGCGCCTGAGTATGGCGAGTCTCCTAATACTAACTCGACTACCACTAGCTTGTTGGATGAAGATTTCTCCAGTATTCTGAATGGGGATATTACTATTACAAATCAACCAATCACCGATGGGAGTTACGACACTGGGTTGCGTTTAAATAACAACGCGATCTGTGAGATTACGACCAATGAACAATTCGGTAGCGGGAATGTGTTGCAGCTTACCACAGGGACTAATCCAAATGGTGGTTTTGGGGCTCTTTCTAATCAGTCAAATCCATACGCAGTCTCACTGAACGTTGGTGAGGAAATAAACCTCACATTTGATATGCTCGTCCAAGCGGTTCCAGCGACTGCAAACTCCGTTACGGTCGAACTCCGGATGACAGGTGCTAATAATGTCAGTCGTACTTTTACAGAATACACAAATGCAACAGTAGGCGACACGGTTTCTTTTTTATGGACCGTAGGTGTTGATTCAGACATTGCCAACGCAAGTGATATTTACATCTGGATTCCAATTGAGGGAATTGCGAGTAACTTTGATACTGAGGGGCCAAATGGCGACGGAACTGAACTAGACGTTATGCAACTGGATAACATCAAACTCACCGTTAGCAGTGTGAGCAGCGCCAACGCCGGATATGATAAGTTTAAGGAATACTATTCGCTTACCAGTGGATTAAGTGGTGATGACGATAACGATTCACTTTCAAATGGTTTAGAATATGCCTTTGGATCTGATCCCTCTGATAGCGGTTCCGCTAACAATCTGGCGGCACAAATTTCCGAAAACAACGGCAATCAATATATGGAAGTGCACTACAGTCGGCGCAAAAGCGCTAACCAATACTCTGCGCTGCGCGTTTGGCGAACTACCGATTTAAGCAATCCTAGCTGGGAGCTAGGAGCGACTCAAATGGTCTCTGTGACCGATGACGACACACTATCAGACATTGAAAACGTCGTGGAACGGTCCTTAGTGCCGATTGGGTCCAGCGACAAAGAATTCTTTCTGGTGGATGTCATTGTGGCGCCTTAAGCTACTCTAAGCGGTTTACGGGCGTGCAGGTTTAGTCAGCGCGGGCGCATGGCGTTACGGGTCTCTCGACCTAGCCACTGCTACGGGACTACCTGGCTGCCTCTGATTACCTGCACTCGGTTCGGAAGTTCAGCGTCTACTAAAGTGCATCCGATAGGAATTTAGAGTAGGGGGCGGGGGTTCGCTTGGCAGCCCTCTTGCTGATGTATATATACATCAAGTGCCTTTTGAAAATAATTTCTAATATGGCCTGCCAAGAATTCTGTATTGTTTAAGACCTAGCATAGCCTTTCCCCATTAAGATTGAGCCGACAACTAAGAATACTCGATTAACTTAATTAATGGGCTTTAGCGAATAACTTCGAACCCAATCGATCTTAGTGGTATTAAGGTCTTTATCATTAAGCTCCTCAGCTGTTGGAGGCTGTTCCCAATTATATGTTTCCGTAACCATATTAATATGCATTGGGAATGCAAATGGGTGCGGAAGCAGAGTGGTGTCTACTTTGACTGTACCAACATGTGCATCATTTAAATAAAAATGCACAGTATTGGCATCCTCCCACCAGCAACCATAAATATTGAAAGCCTCGTCAGATTTACCATTGAGCTGAGCTTTATTACCGGAGGCATCACTGCTTCCATTATGCCAGACGTGGGTATTGGAATGCATATATTTTGCGAATGAGGGATTTCTTTTAGCGCCTCCAACTGTTTCAAGGATATCCAATTCCTGAGAAACCTTTCCAATGTTAGGGTAGTGTTGTCCGGAGTTACTCATCCAAAAAGTTGAGGACATGGAGATACTGGATGCTTTCAATCGACATTCATAATAACCATAATGCGCGCCCGTTTGCTTCGATACAACTGCTGCACCACCGATCGTAAAAGTATGCCCCTTCTCAATGATAGGTTGCTCGAGAATTTCATTAGTAAGCCGAAGCATACCATCCTTGACTGAAACATTTTCAGGCATAAATCGAGCCGGTGGACGACCGCGCCATCTTGGATGGTGATCGTACCATTTTTTGGAATTTAGACGATCACCATTAAATTCATCGGTGTAATCTTCTTGAATGACCCATTGATAGCCCTCCGTAGGCATTGGAGGTTTGCCATTTGTTAAGATGGGTGGAAGGCAAAAAATTAGTAAGAATATGAGGTGTTGTACATTTAAGGACATTCTAAGATCCATATGTTTAAAATTCATATATTAAGCCGAGAAAATTGAGTTGTTGTAATTCATAGACTTAAAATGGTGGAGGTGGCGGGAGTCGAAAGACTATTTTTAGATTTTACGTTATTTACCCTCGTAAATACTGCTAAAGTAGCTTAAATACTGGTTTAGAATCTGTTTAAAGTTCTCTAGGCGTGAGTCAGTTTAGCATAGCCTGGGAACCAGAAATACATATAAACCTGACAAAACCTGACAAAAAATCATGGCTAAAAGAGCAGCAGCACCCTCCATTCGCGACTGGGATAATTCCAAAAGAAAGATGCCCTACGGAGTCGATTTCGGACACGGCAAAGAGCGCCAGAGAATGACTTTCAAAACCAAAAAAGAGAAGTCGGACTGGACGAGAGAATATAAAGATAAGTGGCAGGCTGACAGAGACTCGCTGCTCACGTTCGACCATCACGAGTGGCGTGAGTATATTGCACTGAAATCAAAGATCGAGGGTAGGGGAACTCTAGCGGAGGCAGTTGATTTCTATTTGCTGCATCACACCGGCGCTCCGGTTCCGATGTTTTCGGAAGTCACTAAGCGACGGCTTGAAGATCTGGATCGGATTAACGGAGCCCAGCGTAAGCACGCCGAGCTTTATCTGGATCGTTTTAAGGACGCGGTAGGGGACCGTAAGGTCACTGGATATACCCGAGACGATATTCAGGCATGGGTTGATTCCTTGGTTAAAAAGAAGCACGCTAGAGCCACGATTGTGGGACACCTCGGACAGGTCAGGACAGCCTTCAACTTATGTTACAGTGAGGGTCTAATTCAGCGCAGCCCCGTCACGAATATAAAGCTTCCTACCTCGCGGAATAATAAACGCCTTTCTCTTATACTTCCTAAGCAGCTGGAAGCGCTTCTGAAAGAAGCCTGGGAGCACGACCGTCCGATGGCAGGTCTTCTAGCTCTGGCTTTCTTCACCGGTCTTAGAATGTCGGTCTTAGCTCCACCGCCCCGTAAGCTCAAGAATAGTGAGTTTGTCACCTTGGATATGATTGATCGAAAGCATAAGACCATCGTCATCCCTGCGCACGTGATGAAGATGAACACGCAGCACATTATCGACCAAGCACCGCCTTGTCTCTGGTCTTGGCTCACTGAGATCAAAAAGGAGGATTTCGGGATCGCGCAGAATGTATTCAACCTTCGCAAGCAGGAGCTGTGTAAGAAAGCGAAAATCGAATGGACACCCAACCTTCACCGCCGATCCGCTGCCTCCTATCTCGCTGCAGTTTACGGAAAAGAGCAGGCAGCTGATATCCTTGCAGATCGCTCTATGAGAACCTTCGAAGCGCACTACCGAGTGCCTTCTTTTGTTAAGGTAGCTAAGTCATATTTCAAAATCGTGAACCAAACGTGAATTGGGGTTTGACGGTCACCTGTTACGACTTTACATCACCACTAACTCTTATGACCGTGTGGAGAGCGGAGTAGTATCCAGATTGTCCCCACAGATGTATCATCCCGGAGTTAGAATCAAAAGGCCCATTTAAGCGGTAAGGTTCGTCTAGCGCGTTGCTACACGAATGACTGGCGCCGCAATATTGTTATGATATATTCTAATGTCCGAGTTCTTCAGCGTAGCCGAATGCTGCGCCACTATTCAAAAACTCCAAAGGGAGTTAGCCGAAACCACTGAATCGCTTAGCCGATTCATTGATACTACTTCACCCATCAGACCCACGCTGGCAGACCTGCCAGAACGTATCTCCGTCCTAAAGGTCGCAGAGCTGATTGGAGTGCAACCGGCCACTGTTCGCAAACAGTGGACCCGCTATGGCCTGATTAGATCAGGCCGTGGCCGTCATGGTCGGACTTTTTATAAGACCGACTCCGTCTTACGTTACCTCCGTCGTCGTGACGTAGGTGGTTGTTAGTGCCTCCAATAACAAAAGGAAACTTATGCAATTGGAAGAGCCACTCATCCTAACTACTGATACAACTCCTGCTCCTCTAGCTTCGCCAGAGGAGCAGGCTGACTTGCAAGCCCCTAAGCCATCATCTCTTGCTGGCTTCCTCGATCCGGGCGCTGACATCTCTGAACTCGAAATAGTGTCAGAGCCGCCAGCAGTTCGACACACCGACATCATCGAGCAGGTAGAGGAAGTCCTGTCCGACTTCGTTTATGTGAGGAACGCACTGTCAAAGCCCTTCTACTTTGAGAAATCGACAGCTAAGATGATCAACCGGGACGCATTTTCCAGGGAGCTGACGAGTTCGATGCCGCTGAAAGACAATGGCAAGCCGATGGATCCCATCACCACTGATCGGGATCTAGGTATCTGTGAAACCGTCGATGGCGTAGGCTATCGGCCGGTTGCAGACCTGCCAGTCTATACAGACTCGGAGCAAATCACCTACGCCAACACCTACCGCCGTCCAAAGCATCCAGAGCACACGGAAGATATGGTGGCAGAAGTAGGGCGGATATTGTCCGCACACATGGTTATTCTGTTCGGTAAGGATGACGCGGACCACAGCGGAAAGATCCTCTTGTCCTACCTCGCGCACATCATCCAGTGCCCCGCTAAGCCTGCTTTGTGGGCGATTCTTCTTTACGGTGAGGCTCTGGGCTCAGGTAAGACTCTGATGATGGAGATCATACGCAATGCCATCGGGGGGTCGAACTTCAAGAACTTCGACGGTAACGCACTGAAGGAGACCTTCACCGTCCTTGGTGCATTTGGACTTCTACACGTCATCGAAGAGATCCATCTGGACGGCACCAGTCGCTGGACATTGATGAATGACCTCAAGCCAAGGATCACTAATTCTACGGTCAAAGTTCGGCAGATGTATCAGGATGCATTCGACCAGGAGCGATACGCACGAATCGTGGCTACGAGCAATTATGCAGACGCATTACCGGTTACAGAGGCGGATCGTCGTTGGTGTGTGTTGCAGACCTACGGATTTGAAACAACCGAGGCGGTCAACGCATTCAAAAAAACTTCCGAAGGAGCAAAGCATTACGCAGACCTCGCGAATTTAAAAGAAGAAGAGTGGGGCGGTGCAGTTCTGGAATTTTTCCAGAACTATCAAATCAACAGCGAAGTCTTCGATTCAAATCAACCGCCGATGACTTCGGCCAAGACGCGTATGGCGCACGCGAGTCGCTCGGATGACACCTTCGTCATGCTCGAAGCTATCGAGAAACATGCGGGGCCAGACATCACCCTGGATTCCGTTATTAACATGACACGGCTCAAGAAGCTGGTCGCTCAAAGTAACAGCGAAACAAATAGCGGCAGCGACTTCATAGCTCTACCACAGCGCAAAGCGGTGGGGCACGCATTGTCAGCACTCGGTTTTCGATCTACGCCTGAGAAGTTTGATTGTCGATACGATGAGGGGAAAAAACGAACGAAGGGTATGTGCTATATCCATCGCAACTATCCTGCCGATGAGAAGCAGTTTCATAAGTGTTTCATCGACGCAGAACGAGGCTTAGACGAACCCGAGCCAGGGGGCGAACCAACAACAGACATGTTCGAAGGAAAGGAGCATTTCTAATGTCCCTGCAACCGATTCCCCCCTCTTTGTCCCCTTCTTTTTCCAAAAAGAGGGGAGCCGACAGCCCGCATGTTTACTGCCCTCAGCGAGAGCGTCCACTCTGCGAAGGGGTTTGGTGGGATTTACTTCGAAATGAGTTTTCTCCCCAATACCCCAATAGATTTTCGGTATTACTCTATTGCGGAGTTTTAGCAATTAGGACTTTCGCATAGTGGTGGTGGTTTTTTAGGGGGATTCCCTTTTCAAGCCACTGTTTAAAGGCTCTGCGCGCTCCCCTCTTTTTCGCCGTAAAAGGGGAAGAACTGGGGGATTCCTAAATACAGCACTCTATTTCACATCCTTACCCTACCACCTAGCTATGTCCTTATCTCCACTAGAAATTAAAATCCATCAGGAGTATCAAACCCTCCTAAGTCGCATCGAAACACCTGGTCGCGGCTGCCATCCCTCACTCATCCAACCCGCTCGCAAGGGTGTCCGTTTAGGTCTCTCAGATGATCGGATCCTGGCTGACTTACGTGCACATATCCCACAAGGAGACCGTCGCGTCGCAGACAGTGAATTGCGTAACACCGTTCGCACTGCCCGTAATGAGGAGACTGTGGTCATCGGCTCAGTAAAAAGAAATAAACGGCAGCGAAAGTCGCCGTATCAAAAATCACTTCCCGCACTCGATCAGAAGAAGGTCTACCTAACTGCACACGAAATCATCAAAGCTGGGGTAGGGCATAACCTTGCCGAACTCTCACCAGTAAATGTCGCAGAGTTGTCCTCCGCAGATTTTGTCCGTCAGGTCTATCAGCAGGACGATATGATTTTGCTGGGGGATAAATTCAGCAACGGCACCCCACGCGGCTTAGTCACACCGAACGGTCGTTCATCGCTGGGATTAGGAGTAGCCAGTCGCGATGCATACATCGAGTGGCTGCTTGAGGGTAACTCCGCGCCCCTGATCTGGCCGCAACCGTTCACTGGTAATTCAGCCAAGACTAAAGACGGCAAAGACTCCTACCGTTGCAATGAATCCATCAAGACCTACCGCCACTGCGTTATCGAATTTGATGACCCAGACGCTTGGCCGCTAGAACGGCAGCAGCAGTTCTGGGCAGGCGTCCTTCTTCGCGGTGAGCTCCCCGTCGTCGCCGTTCTGCATAGCGGCAACAAATCACTCCATGCGTGGCTTCCCGTAAAAGCCACAAACCACACGCAGTGGAAAGCCGTAACCGATCGTCTGCTCGACAAGCAGGGAGGCTTCTTCGGTATTCTTAAGGCGGATCCTGCTGGTCGAGTCCCATCTCAAGGCTTCCGCCTAGCTGGGCACTTGCGCCAAGAAACGAAACGGCTACAGGCATTGCTATATTTTAATCCCTCATGCATATCGCATAAAAAAGAGTAAGGTAATGTGAAGCATGAGTGAATGAGTATGTTCTGTGCTTTGAACATAGTTATGTGTAAGGCTGTTACGCCCCAAGCCGCTTTAACGTTCGCAGAAACGCTTATATTAACCAAGTCACAGTTGTAGCGTCGTAGTTGCCAGTCCTACTTAGACTCTTTAGCACTGCTAGACTCGCCTAGAGCTCAGTTATTTAGGGAATTAAGTATTCTACTTAACTCCGCTCCAAAGGACATGATTTTAGATATGTGGCAGGGGATTAACAGGTCCAAGTTTTACCGTTTAGTCTGCATATTTCAGCCGCGACGACCTCGCCAGCATCCAGCGCATCGTCACCCCGCAGGGCTTAGTCAAATTCATCGCCGCCCGCACCCGCGACGGCCACGCCGACCGAGCGACGGCTTTGGCTCTGGCTCTGCACGCTGCTGAGAAGCATCCGGAGGGGCAGGGGATTAGTGAACGGTCGCCTGCATTGACGGGCGTGAACCGTAGGAGGCACCGGCCTATGCGGACACGGTTTGCGGGGGTTTGGAGATAGAGTTCTTAAATGCTTGTCAAATCAACGCCTCGCAATTACGAGTGCCACATGATTAGAGTCTGTTTTCTCGCCTCGCTATTCTTAGTATCACTAACCGCTACATGGGCCCAACCAGCAGACCTTGCAGGTAAGATTAGGGTTTCTTATCGCGATGGAGATCCGGCACCTAACTATGGCGTTGAATACCACTATTACAAAACCAGCTCACAGCTTGTTTTTTTAGACTCTACCGAGCGATCTCTTAATAACTATACATGGAACAGTGGAACGGGGCGACTAACCGACAGCACATTCGGCGAGCATTTTGATTATACCTACACTGACACGGATAGCGGCACATTCGTCTTCAGTGAAGGGGGCACGGGAGAATTTGTTACTTACGATGCCTCATGGGACCTCGACTACGACGGCACACCCGATGGTGAGCAAATCGATGCGGGCAATTTGCCTGCTTACTCTCATAAGATTGATATGAGTAGCGATACCGACGGCGATGGATTATCTTTGGCCCAAGAAGCTATTGCGGGGACAAATCCACAAGTCAGAGATACGGACGGTGATGGGCGCGATGATGATGAAGAAATTTTAGTTGGCACCTCTCCAATAAACAAAAACTTTGGACCATATCAACTCGATTGGGTTGTTGATTTATCGACTCAAGTCACGCTGGTTAGTGGGTTCAATGGTATAGAATTTACAGTAAATCCACGTAACTTGGATGTTTTGGTAAAAGTGAAAGACTGGGATGGCGATTGGAGTGGAGTGCAATATAGGGATATACTTATCTACGACAAATACGGAAACTTAAAGCATAGTTCTGGTAAGATTGAGGGCGAAATTTGGGTTAGAAACGCTATTGCTGAAAGTGTATACCTTGTTAATGTTACAGGTTATGGTGCTTATTTATATTCAGTCACTGGACAAGAAACCTATGAATTGATACCGTTTGAGGACTCGGAGAACAATACACCAGATACATTGTTCAACCAATCTGATTCCACATTTACAGGAGTGTCCTCCGTTTCTCGAGTTTTATGCACTTCAATAAACACTCAGGTTTATTATTACACGGTAACTTCAGAAATAGATATTTTCACAGGCGAGGCATCATACGGAATTAACGGAGAAAACTTTTTGATCCGTTGGTCATCTGATCCAAGTGTTCAGTATCAGATTCAAAAATCTACTGACCTTTCCTCATGGGAGAATATAGGGATGCCTGTCACGGGTAATGGCGTTGAAATGCAGTGGGCGGAACCTTTCGAAGGTGATTCAGTTTTTTACCGCTTAGTGTTACCTTAGTTCGTTTTGGGTGAGCTCTATTATGAGTTTTGCTGAAATTCTTTTTTTCTAAATGAGTAAAGATATTTAGTGACCTCTTTGTATTTAGGAAGATTATCTCTGCTATATACCCAGACCTTTGGTGTCGTCAGCGCATTAGTCACTAAATACAAAAAGAAAAACGGATCGCACTCTAAAGCTTCCTGCTCCATTTTTTCAAGCCAGCGTGAGGTGAAGAATTTTTTTTTGGGTGGACTTTACTTCGATGTGTCGGACATCTCCAGTATTAGGGTTTTTACATTCAAGATCGTATCCGCATCCATGAACTCGTTCTATTTTTGCGCGCCCCGCCGTGGTTTCGTATTGTTCGACGGCCGCAATACCTCGCTGCTCGATATCTTTGTTATTCATCCAACCTCGATTGGATAAGATTCTTGAATAGGAATCAAGTTAATCAGAATGCCTGAATAGTGAAACCCAGTTAAACTCCCTCCTTTGCGCCTCAGCTTCTCTGCGCTACAAATCAAGCCACGTCTAATCCGCGTGGCTTTTCTTTTGGAAACGGTCTCACGGGGTGATGCTGTCGAGCTTAACGACTGATAGCCAAGGGAGCGTATTGGCATACGTGACTGCAGGCCGGAAGGAGGCACACTCGGCATGGAGCTCCGAGGATAGAGGCGTCCTTCGCTGGCGATAGCCAAGATACGAATCCTTCAATCTTTTCGCCTCTATCCGCTGAGGCCGTTTCCACTATGGGAGTCCAACGCACCATCATCCACCCACACCCCCGCGACAACCAACTGTCGCCGATCCCGATCGACTTCGATCCCGAGACCCTCGGCTGGATCCTCGACGAAGGAGGCCGGGGATCTCATGCACCTAGCTGCCTCTCCCTGCCACTCGTTTTCAAAATCAAAAATGAGTGTGTCGACGATGGGTCCCCCTCAGTGCTGGGAAGCAAACTTCCCCCATGCCCCCCAGGTCGGACTTTTTCGAGTAAGCTAGCCAGTTGTTTCCAATCCGTTTGAACAGCTGCCCGTGCCGTGCACCTGCTCACAATGTCTACGAGCTGAGCAGGGCTCTCCGACATTGCCACGGATTAGGACAACTCAGTCAGTTAAGGGGTAGGGCGTGGCCGCTCGGTCTCCTGCCGTGCACGCTTGCGGTCTCCTTCGTCGGTCCTCACCGAGCACTCCCACAGCTTCCAATCGACCCGCCCGGCCATCGCAGCCCCGCTCCCTCCACGCACCTGCCTCTAGTCGCCAAAGCTCCCGACGGCAGCACCGTTCCGATCGCTACCGCAACGAACGCCATCCGCCCACGCTGTCGCCCGTTCTCCGCTCCGTCGCCGTTCCGCGAGCGCCCTCCGTCCCGGCTCCCGCTGCGGCGGCCACCATCGGCGCTCAACACCCTCCACGCGGCTCCGGCGGACGAGCCCCTGTCACGCTATCGGCAAAGCCCATACCGCGCCAGTGGCTCCACCGCCTCCGCTGATCGCGTTCCGGCTGTTTCGCTTCCTCCGATGGATGCCGCCTTCGCTCCCGCCTGGACTCCGTGCCCATCGCTGCACTTCGTCTCCACTCCGACCGATCGCCACCGAGGGCTACATTCGGTTGACAATCCAACTCGCCAGAGCGCCAACCAACCGCCGAGCGCCTGCTGCGTTCGTTCCTCACTTCGGGGCGCACGGCTCCCGCAACGAACGCCACCCGCGCCAGCCGGCCTCCGCTCTCTCGTGCCTCGCTCACTGCGACCGCCCCGCGCTACACATCCTTTCAATCCAGCGCCGGCACACGCTCACCAACCCACCACGCTCCGCTCCCTTCGCACAGAGCTCGCTCCCTCCGTTCTGCTACGCGCTCATATCCAAGCCGTTCTAACATTCTCAGCCCACTTTAACTTCCACCCTCACTTTCACTCGCGCCCCCGACGCGCTACACAGCCCGTCCTCCGCTCCCACAGAGCTGCGGTCGCTACGCAAAGCCAGCTTCGGATCCTGTTCGGATCCTCGTCAACACCCCAAAGCCCGAGGCGACCCGGGGCCCACGGCTTATGCGCACAATCTCGCCTTATGTCCAACACTGCGTCGTATTCCTAGCAGACGCTCACGCTCATTGGACATAAGAGAGATTGTGACGCTCCAGCCCCCGGGATCGCCTCGGGCACCAGTCCACCGCAAACGCCCCTGCATTCGCTCACGCTCATCTCACTCCAGTCGCTTAGGCTCCTTGCGCTCGGGGGCTACAGTGTGTCCCCCGGCCCCCTCCCGGGATGCCCGTGGAATCGAACCATGCCCGTGGCGGTGAAGCACCGCAGCCCGCTTCCGTCGCTTCGCGCCTGCGCCGTCTCCGATTCTCCAGGCGGCCCCCCATTTGAGTAGAAGGGGGGCCTTCCCCCCGCCTCCCGGCGGCGCGGTGCCCCGCGCTTTCGCTCGCTCCGCGTAGCTCATCGCGGGCACTAGAGTGCCCTAGCAGAGCGGCGCGCCCAGCGCCGATTTATTAAGAGCCTATGGCTCGCTCCACGAGCCACCCATAAGCGGGCCTAGCCCCCGCGCTCCCTTGCGGGGTGCTGACGGAGTCGAGGTGTCGTGCTTAACGACTGCCCGGCAAGCGAGCGTAGTCCGCTACGTGACCGCCGCCGGAAAGGAGGCACACACGGCATGTCGGCCCGAGGTGGAAGGTTCCCATCCGGCCGAAGGCACTTTTCCAATCAAACCAACCTTCCACCGTTCATCGCCCCGCAAGCCTTACGCGCGTTTTTTATCCGTCCGATCCGTCCGCGCCCGCGCCTATATCGTGAAACACGGTTAATCGAAGTGAACTCCACACCTTGTTCAGCGTCACAGCTGGCACGAGTCTTGAACGTGTCCACTCCGTCAAAAGCCAAGCCCCTCGCTCGTCGCAAGTTTTCCAGCGCGCTCTTCGAACGCGTAGTTAAAAACCTAATACAAGGCAGCGACACTCATCCCGCCATCGAGAAAGAGGGTATCAGTAAAACTCATTTCTACGTCGAGCTCCAGCGCCGCCCCGAACTTGCCACACGATTCAAAGAAGCCCAACTCCAGCGTGACAAAGTTCGCAACGCCAAGCGTATCGAAGAGGCCGAGGCCGAACTCGCCCGCCGAGGCATCGAAGGCTGGGAGGAGCCCGTTTTCGACATCAAAGGCAACCACTGCGGCAACAAGCGCCGCTATTCCGACGCCTGCCTGATCTTCATGCTCAAGTCCCTCAAGCCCGAGGTCTTCGCCGAGAAGCCCCAGACCTTAATTCAGAACAACGTCAGCGTCTCCAATAAGGAGGAAAAAGAAGTCCTCGCCGAATGGAGACAACGCCTAGGCGCAGCTCCCGATCCCCCGGGAACGCCGATCTCCTGATCGGCCCCTCAGTGTCACAGAAAAATTAGCGTCCCATTAGCGGAAATTAGCGGTTAAAAAAATGCGTCAGAGTCAGCCACCATCCCCATTCGATTTGTTACTCCCGTATCAACGTGACTGGGTATTGGATAGCTCGCGCTTCAAGATCTGGCTCAAGTCCCGCCAAATCGGCGGCTCCCTTGCCGCCGCCTTCGAAGTCGTCGCCGACGCCATCGCTACCGGCTCCGACTGGATCATTCTCTCTGCCGGTGAGCGCCAAGCCCTCGAGTTCATGGAAAAAGTCCATCGGGTAGGGCAAATATTCTGCGACGGTATCGAACAAAAGACCGGCAAACCTTACCGCCCCGAAACCAAAGCTTCACAGATTCGCTTTCCTAATGGTGCCCGCATCCTAGCACTCCCAGCCAATGCTTCGACCGCCCGCGGTTACTCGGCCAACCTAGTGCTCGACGAGTTCGCCTTCCATGAAAACCCCGAGGAGATATGGAGAGCCGTCTATCCCATCATCACCAACCCACTGCGAGGACAGTTGAAGCTGCGTGTCATCTCCACACCGGCAGGGATGAACAACAAGTTCTACGAGTTGTGGAACGAAGCATCCGATTTCAAACGACACAAGACCAGCGTTTACGACGCCGTTGACCAAGGCCTTGGCCTCGACATCGAGGAGCTCAAGAGCAACCTCGCCGATCCCGACGGCTGGGCCCAAGAGTTCGAGTGTCAGTTCATGGAACACGCCGCCCAAGTCTTCCCGATGGATCTGATCCGCACCGTCGAAGACCCCGCTGCATCCTTCGGCCCATGGGAAACAAGAACACCCAACCCGCTATTCGTTGGCATCGACATCGGCCGTCGCAAAGACCTCACCGTCGCTTGGACGCTCGAACGCGTCAACGGCATCCTCTGGACCCGCGAAATCCTCGTCCTCGAAAACACCCCATTCCCCGAGCAAGAAGCCATCCTCGCCGAACGCGTCGCCCGCGCCCGATACATCGCAATCGACTCAACCGGTATGGGCGGCCCCATCTCCGAACACCTCGCCCGCAGGCTAGGCGATTACAAGCTAGAAGCCGTCAACTTCACCAACGAGCGCAAGCGCGAGCTATTCAGCCGCGCCAAGAAAGCCTTTCAGTCACAGAAAGTCCGCATCCCCAATGATGCCAAACTCCGCGACGATCTCGCCAGTATCCAGCGCATCGTCACCCCGCAGGGCTTAGTCAAATTCATCGCCGCACGAACCAAGGACGGTCACGCAGACAGAGCGACTGCTTTAGCACTAGCGATGCACGCAGCAGAGAAATGCCCCGAGGGATTGGGTATTTCCGAGCAAGCTCCGGCCAGAGTAGGGGAGAATAGGAGGAGGCACCGCCCAATGCGGACGCGGTTTTCGAGGGCTTGGAGTTAAACACTTAGATTAAGTTTGTAAATTAATTTCCAGTGTGCTTTGCTCACGTCCGATAACTTTAGGCAGGTATTCATGGAATACAAAAATACTTCAAATAATTGGATTCGTAGGTGCTTTCTCTTGTGTCTGCTTTTTGCATTCACTGGCATCAATGCTTTGAATGCGGCGACATTCAGTATTTCTGGAACTAATATAACGCTCAGCTATACAGTGGCTGGAGGGGAGGTGACTATCAGTGACTGCAACACTGATGCCGACGGCAGTGTGATCATTCCTTCAAGTATAGAAGGAATGCCAGTTGCTGGGATAAAGGTGAACGCATTCTTTGCATGTAAGTATATCGATTCGGTCGATATACCTGCGTCTGTATCCTCGATCGGTGTCGCGCCATTTGAAGACTGTGCTGAACTGCTGGCTATCAATGTGGCTGGAGGTAACCAGCAGTATGCCAGCGAGGATGGAGTCTTGTTTGATAAGGGTAAAACAATTCTAATAGAGTATCCTCATGGTAAGGCGGGTGAATACGTGATACCGAGTTCGGTTCAAGTAATTGAATATTTCGCTTTTTCTGATAGCGACCTTCTGACCCGCGTGACGATGCCCGCAAGTCTTAATACTATTGGGCGATACGCATTCTACGGATGCGATTTATTAGATAACATTATCGTCCCCGGGAATGTCGATACGATTAAAGAAGCTGCATTCTCTGGCTGTAAGAACCTAGGCAATCTGACTCTGAGCTCTGGGATTCGCGTGATTAAAAACAATGCTTTTTCAGATTGCGACTCGCTTACGGATATTACTATCCCGGGCAGTGTGGAGAGTTTGGGTAGTCGAGTATTTTCTAGCTGTGACAATTTAGTCAGCGCTACCTTCGCCTCGGGAATAACGGCGATACCCAGCTATGCGTTTGATTATTGTCGGAAGCTTTCAGAGGTTAATATTGCGTCAACTGTTCGCGCCATTGGGACGTCTGCATTTGGTGACTGCACATTGCTTGAGGAAATTTCCTTACCCGAGGGGCTTGAGAGCATCGGGGTTTCAGGTGGTGACGTATTTGGTGGTTCTGGCCTTACGTCGATCTATATTCCTTCAACAGTCCTAGAAATTGCAAATGAAGCTTTTTGGAACTGCAAGCAGCTTCAATCGATTGATGTAAGTCCAGCGAATTCCGGATTCTCTAGTGTAAATGGGGTTCTTTTTAATAAGAATCAGACTATGCTACTTAAGTATCCTACTGCGAGGTCTGGCGCATATGTAATCCCAGATGGTATTTCCAATCTTCCTGAAGCGTCATTTGCTGGCTGTAAAGGTCTGACCGAAATTACGATCCCATTCGGTATTACTGAAATAAGCGATTCTCTGTTTTCAGGGTGTGAAAGCTTGGTAAATGTAGATATTCCGAACAGTGTCACCCGTATCGGGCACTGGTCATTCTATGGTTGCACTGCTCTTGAGACTATATCAATAGCGGCAAGTGTTGTCGATATCTACGGTGCCAGCAGCTTCCAGGGATGCACGGGGATAACTTCTTTTTCAGTCAATTCGGGTAACCCGAATTACACTAGCGTGGACGGTGTTCTATTTAACAAGGATCATACGGAATTGATAATGTGTCCTGCGAGAAAGGTTGGAGATTATACCATCCCTGCCGCCGTTTCGACGATTGATTACTATTATTCGTTTAGATACTGCAATGAGTTACAAAACATATTTGTGCATCCTTCAAATACTACTTATGCAAGTATTTCTGGGGTCGTATTCAATAAAAGTGAAACAACGCTTTTGATTTTTCCTAAGGGGCGATCCGGAGCTTACGCCGTTCCTTCAGGTGTTGTGACCTTGGGAATACATTCTTTTTCACTTAGTCAGAATCTTACTAGCGTAGTGCTCCCTGAGGGAGTTACTACAATCGAAAGGGAGGTGTTTTACTTCTGTCGAGGTCTTGAGGAGGTTGTCATCCCTGCAAGCGTCAGTATGATCGGACCACAAGCTTTCGACGGATGCAGTCAGGTTGTGATTATTTTCATGGGTGATGCGCCCACTCTTGAGTATCCTGGGATCTCGCCTTCAAGGGCTTATTATTTTGAAGGTGCCACTGGATTTCCTGAGCCTAGTCCGTATTGGTGGGAGGAGAGTTATACAATGCTAAGCGCCCAGTATTCTGCATGGATGGATACTGCCTTCACTCCAGGCACGTGGAGCCTGCATCAGAGGTTACCAAATCGTGACGCTGACGGTGATGGGGCAGACAACCTTTTAGAATACGCTTTTATGGCTGATCCGACTTCGAATGGATCGGTCGCATCGCTTTCGGCTTCATCAGCCGAAGATGCTTCAGGAGGAATTCAAGTGGGTTTTCATCTCAGAGAGGATGCAACCGATATTACTTACGCCCTCAAGGCTTCGGGCGGACTCGACCCCTGGCCATATTACTGGGAGACCGTAGCGACATATGCACCAAATGGGACGACCAGCGGATTCCTACGCTCTGTCAATTCTGAATCCAATTATGAAATCATAGGTGATGGTAATCTTAGCCTGGTCGATGAGAGCGCTGGGTTATACGAGATGAATGAGGTTCTCGCTACTGGAGCTGGAAGTGCTTTCTTCAAAATTGAAATTGTGCAATAATATAGGTTCTTCGCTATGGAGAATATTCGCCTTACTGTTAGAGTGAAACCCAGTTAAACTAAGCACTCTGCGCCACCGCGCCTTTGCGTGAGACTACTGCGTATGCAACCGACTCGCATGGTCATACGGCCTCACGTTAAAGATCTCCAACTTTCCCCCATTCCCGTCGACTTCGATCCGGAAACCCTCGGCTGGATCCTCGACGAAGGAGGCCGGGGCAACCTCATGCTCCAGAACGAGTTGTTCAACACGATGGAGGACACTTGGGAGCGCCTCCGGGGCAACCTCAACAAGCTCAAGAAAGCCGTCTGTAAACTACCGTTCAACCTCCAGCCATGGACAGAGAAAGGAAAAGAGCCTTCGCCGTCCGCATTGGAAAAAGCGTCCTTCGTGGAGCACGTTCTCCACAACCAGAAAGCGGCCACTTGGGAAGGGCAGCATAACTTCCACGCCACCATTTACGAACTCCTCGACGCCGTCGCCCGAGGCGTCTCCGTCCTCGAAATCGATTGGACCCTCGAAGACGGCAAATACGTCCCAGCTGGAACACGCCGTGTTCCATGGACTTGTCTCGGTTTTGAAACACCTTCCCACCTTTCCACTTTCCCATATTCAAACTCAAACGCCTTGCGCTTGTTCCCAGATAGGGACCCGAACAATCCAAGGCAGTTTGAAAAATACCCCCACAAATTCCTTGTCGGCGTTTACCGCGCCAAGTCCGGTCACATCGCGGAGACCGCCCAGCTCCGCTCTCTCGCTCACCTCTGGCTCGGCCGCATGCTCGGATGGGAGTGGATGGCGCAGAAGGCTGAACTCTTTGGCATTCCCTTACGCTGGGCCACCTACGACCCCAGCGCTCCGCAAACGCAGATCGACCAGATCTCCGACATGCTCCGCAACATGGGCACCGCCGCATGGGGCGCATTCCCCCAAGGCACCGACTTGCAGATCCTCAATGGCAACACCCCCGGCGTGGCCGGAAAGTCCGAACCCACCGAACGATTGATGTATCTTGCCGACCGCGCCTGCGACTTGCTCTTCCTCGGCCAGACCCTAACCAGCGAGGAGGGAAACTCCGGCAGCTACGCCCTCGGCAACGTCCACCGCGAAGTTGAACTCGACCTCTACGAGAACTACGCCGCCTATGTGATCGATGTGATCAACAACCAACTCATCCCAGCATCATTGAACTCAACTGGGGCAACTCCGAGGAGCTTCCATTCCTAGAAGTCGAACTCAACCGCCCCGAAAAAGACCGCCAAATCGCCGAACGCGATAAACTCCTCTTCAAAGAAATGGGCCTGCCAGTGTCCAAGCAATGGCTCTACGACCGCCACAAAGTCCCAGCCCCTGGACCCTCGGAGGATCTCTTCGATCCGCATGGTAGGGACGCCTGCCCCCAGGCGTCCGCTTTGTCAGAGTCAGCCACTCACCAGTCAAAACTAACTCCTCACAACTCAGCTTGCTGTATTGATTCGGCTTCCGAATCAACTGCAAGCTTGCTCGATCGCCAAGCTCAGGCCCGCGAAGACTTCGCCGATCTCCTAAGCACTACCGACCTCCAAACCCACGATCTAGTCTGGACCTCCGGAGATTGCCCCGTGTGTTCCCCGCTCAACGGCACCACCTATCCCGATGGATGGACGGCCCCGCCACCGCTCCATCACAATTGTGATTGTGAGATTGCGGTGGAGGCAAAGTCAGAATCATAGCTTGGGCAGGTAACCTTTCACTGAGATACTTTGCGCATGGTGAAATCAGAGCCTTCAATCTCATCCGAATCAGTATCATGCCATACACAATATCCCTTCATCTCCTTCTCATTCGCTTTAACCTTTAATTCAAATGCCCCGAGGCCGACAGGGCTCTTCCTCTTAGGAACGCTATACCGTCCAATTAAAGTATTTCTGACAAGCTTTCCGCGGTAGTGAAACGGTCCGCCTCGTCCGTCTTCTCGTTGTCCTACGCCCCAAACGAGGCGACCAACTTGTTTTAAATCAAGATTTTCGTATGACGTCACAACATTACCATTTTCGTCAGGCTCTCGAAACTCGTTTCTCCAGCTGCCTTTAATTGATGGGATGAAATTTCCATTTAGCGGTAACGCATCTATAATTTGAAGCACAAAACCCGACAGAATCAACCATACCGGCTGCGACAACCACCCCGTTACGAGTCCAATGCAGATAGGTATGAGCCACGTTTCCGAGATTCCATTCATGCCTTCTTTTGTTAGGGACTACATCATGTTACTCCAGCCTAAAATCTTCGGTTCCGTGTGGCAAATGGTGAAACTCCGTTAAAGGCGGTGAATTCCGCCGCTCGCATCGCGCATCCCGAGCCCCGAATCTCGGACTATGCCCGATGCCATTAAAGCGGCCCTATCCACCGCACTCGAACTCGCAACTGCCAACTCGAACACTGAAGTTCCTGTAGAACTTCAGTATATGCCCCCCGGCACGCATCGAATTAACGCCTCCCGCAACGGCAAGCCCGTCACACTAGACATAAAGGTGAATGCTTCGACCGCCGAAACGCTCAACGGCTTTCTGCAGGCCCAGATGACCAAGGCCACCGAAGGCAACGACGACCGTCCATTCTTCGACTTCAATCACGAAGACCGCGAAGCCGCCGCCTGGCCGACCGAATTCTATTGGGCTGGCGACGATCCCATAACCGGAGGCGTCCGCGCCAAGATTGAATGGAGCGGAGCAGGGGAGACCGCAGTGAAGGAAAAGACCTTTCGCCGCTTTTCCCCGACCTTCATTCCCGACGAGGCCGGCCATGTCATCGGCTCCGAAACGAACATGGGTGGCCTCGTCAACCGCGCCGCCTTCAAAACGATTCAACCTCTTTTCGCCAAAGGCGAAAACCCGGGAAAGCCGAGCTCCAGCTCGGCTACTTCAGGTCTCAAGTCTCAGCCTTCATCCCTCCAACACATGATCAAAGCAAAGTTACACTCCCTCAAAATCATCGACTCCGTCGAAGCCTCTGACGAGTCCGCCGCTCAGGCCATCGATGCTAAATTCACCCAGCTGACGACCCGTATCGCCGAGCTCGAAACCGAGCAGGCCGAGGCCGTCAAAGCTCGCGCCGCCGCCCACGTCGAAGCCGCTGTCACCGCTGGCCGTATCGCGCCCAACGCCGACACCAAAACCTTCTGGCAAGAGTCCCTCATCCGCGACGAGCCCGCTGCGCTCAAAGCCCTCGAAGCCCTGCCGATCAATCCCGTCCTAGCGAAAGTCACCGACGGCGACGACCCCAAGAACGGCCTCCTCGATAAGATGAGCCTTCAACAAAAGAAGCTCGCCGAAGTGCAAGCAGCTCATCCCGGCGCCGACTTCCAAACCATCTTCGCCAAAGCCCAAACCGAGGCACCTGACATCTTCCGCTAACCCATCACTCATCAATAATCAGTCATTTATCATGAAACTCACACGCGAAAACGCCATTCTCCCATTCCCTCCAAATAGTGACCTTTCTGGAAAGGAAGGATACATTGTTTGTATTCAGACTAACGGTTATGTAGGTGCGGTCGAAGTCTATTCTACGACTGGATCACTGCCACCTTTCGGTGTCGTTCTCGTCGGCAGCACAGGCGGTGAAAAAACCTCCGTGGCCATCTGCTCGGGTGGGCTCGCGGGCACGGTTAAACTTAAACTATCAGCTGCCGTCAAAGCGGGTGAGGATCTGCAAGTCGATAACGGAGGCACCGTTTCTCCCGACTCAGGCTCAGGTAGTCGAATCCTTGTCGGCCAAGCGCTCGAAGAAGGCGTCGAAGATGAGCTGATCGAAGCCATCCTCTTCCGCCCAATTACATTAGCGTAAGTTTAGCGCCCATTAGCGGTTAAAAAAATCCTAACAATCACCCAACCGATCCCATTCAATTATGAGCAGTTCAAAATTTCATGTCACCTTAACCAACTACGCCCGCGGTCTTTCCCAAGACCTGCGCTCCACCTTGGCCGATTTCATCGCCCCCGAAGTCATCGTGCCCGCCGCTACCGGCCAATACAAAGACTTCTCCGATAAGAACGCCTTCCAGATCCTCGACACCTCGCGGGCCGTCGGCGGTCCCGCGCGTCGTCTGGAATTCGCGGCCACCGATCCGACTTACAACTGCTTGCCCCAAGCGCTCGAAATCCCCATCGACGACCACGAGCGCGACGAAGCAGGGCAGGGCGACCCGCTCCACTTGGAGCAGGCCAAGACCCGCACGCTAGTGTCCTCGGCCGTCGCCTCGCACGAGCGCAAAGTCTTCAACGCCGTCGCCGGTTCCATTGCCGCCACCGGCGGCATCGGAGCATGGAGCGGAGCCGCCAACACCAACGATCCCATCGCCGAAATCGATGCTCAGATTGAAACACTAGCCACCGATACCGGCATGATGCCCAACCGCATCGTCATCGGCCTGCCCGCATGGGCGGCGATCCGCCACAACCCGCAGGTGATCGCCCGCTTCCGTCGGCGTCACCCGTAACCAGTTCGCTTCGCTCCTGCTCAATCCCGATCTCGATATCCGAGTCGGCGTGCTCTCCTACGACGAGAACAAGTGGGGCAAAACCAAGAGCGCCAAGAACATCGTCGGCTCCGAGATGTATCTCTTCCACGGCAACAACGCGCCCACGCTGTATGATCCCTGCTTCATGAAGACCTTCCGCACCCGTCGCGGCGGAGTGGACGTTGTCCGCACCTACCGCGAAGAATCCAGCCGCTCCGACGTCCTCGCCGTCGACTGGACCGAAGACATCAAGCTCACCTCCGCCATCAGCGCGAAGCGTATCACCGTCAGCTAACCACACTATTAAAGCTCCCCTCCTCGTTTGAGGAGGGGTGGCACGCTCCGCGTGACGGGGTGGTTCCTTCTAACTTCTAGCTACAAACTTCTTATAATGAAATCCATCCTCGCCCTCTGCCCCCTGCTCCTCGCCCTCAGCCTCTTCACCGGCTGCGAAACCGTAAAGTCCACCCTCTACGAACCTGTGCCCTTCGACGAGGTCGCCGCCACTCAAGGCATCACTCTCGAGGAAGCCGAGGCCCTTGGGATCATGCGTCCCAAGACTTCGCTTGAACCGCTTATCCAAGCCGCCACTTCCTTCAGCCCAGTGCCCGGCACCGCACCAATCGCCAGTCTTGCCCTTAATGGTGCTCTAGCCATTGGTGCCGTCTGGTTGGGCAAGCGTAAGCGGACCGCCGAGAAAGTCAGTGCCAGCCTGGTGCAGGGCATCGACACCTTCCGCGACATCCTCGATCAAACGCCCCATGGTTCTAAGATCGATGCCAGCTTGACGAAGACCCTCAAAGATCAGCAGCACGCCCTCAGAGTGGAGCAGGAAATCCACAAACTACTACAGCGCTACGCCACGCCGACCAAAGAACCCATCAATCTGGAAACCTAGATTCCAGCTTTTCAAAATTTCCAAATTTCAGTTTTTGCTAAGAAGTGGGATGTGGGGTTGAGCCAACAACCTTCAGACAATTCAAACCTTTCACTTCCAAGCTCAAACACCCTCTACGGGGCTACGGCCTCCGGCCTAGATCGCTCAGGCCGCGATGAGCCTATCAGTCATCATTAATCAATCATCAGTCATCCAAGCCATGCGCCGCATCTACGAACAAATCATCGATCTACGCCCCGCGATTCTAGGCACCGCCGGAACCGGTGCCACCGCCATCCTGGACGGTGTCAACGCGGCAGTCGGGATTCTCGTCGGGTTGGCAACACTGGTCTATTTGATCGTGCGGATCCGGAAAGAGCTTACGAAGTAGAACTACTCGCTCATCAAGACGCGAAAAAACTGTTTTCCATTGGAAAGCTCTTTCTCGATGATAAAACTGTCAGTTTGTTCCCAATTCATGAGGTCATCACTTTCCATGACCGACCATTCCATGAAAATCGTATTAGCTCCTAGACTAATATCTGGCTGAATAATAGTGGTAGTAATGGCTTCAGATTCATTAATGAAGCCGGCTATTTCGGCTGTTTCGGATGTCAAAAAAGTGTCGCTCAGCAACGATGCCCGTAGGTAGGGGTTAAGCTGTTCTGGCGAACCGAAGTATCTTGGGAAATTTTGGAAGAAATCAACCTTGTCAGGAATCCCGTCGCCGTTTGAATCAGTTGATTCGAAGTCTAACCCTATAATGCTCTCAATAGCATCTTCAATTCCATCGCCGTCTGAATCGAGATCAGTGCCCTGAATGCCATACCCTAATGGGTGGCTACTATACACAGCTTCCCATGCATCAGATATGCCTGTATCGTCATAATCATTGCCAATGGATAGTCCCCAGCCAGAAGGGGAGTATAAAATCAACCCGTTTGGTGAGTAAGGTATGTCGCCATTTCCACCAAAGACGCTTTGATACTCGGCGTCATTCTGCCACTCATAATTTTCAAAAATTATGTCATCATGATTACCCACAAGGCGTCTTGCCTGGGAGAGTTGACTTAGCTCCACAAACTCTGAGGGGACGGACGTTGCCGGTGATGAATTATCAACGAGCCCAATGCTCACCAAAGACACAGTTCTAAATTTCATTGATCCGTTATTTCCTGAATTAGGATCGAAGTAGCTTAGGATCGCTTGCGAATCGGTGAAATTAATCTCTGTCGTCGCGGCGTCTAGTATTCCGGTGAAGTTAAAACGTCCTATATTCTGCCAGTCTGAGCCTGGCTGTAGGCGGAATATCCATGCCCCCTCTATGAGCACGGCGATAATGTCGTCGCCGTAAGTTCGGACTGCAGCAAACTCGAAATTGTAGTCAGGAATTGTAGAAAAAGGTGTTGTCTCCAATTCGTTTTTCTCGGGGTAATCTTGTTCTAGATTGTCATTTAAAAAGTCCTCCCAGGCTGGTAGGCGCAAAACTCTACCTGAACCTGAAATGGCGATTAGGTCGCTACGGCTTATATAAACATGCGTAGCCCAAGACATGTCTATATCGAATCGTTTAAGTTGTCCGCCATTGTCGAGTAGGAAGACGTTACCATCGCTATTTCTGGCGAGAAGCCACTGTTCGTCAGCTTGAAGAACCGTTGTTTCTGGTGCACTAAATATATGTAAGAGGTCGATATTACCAGGATTGCTATCAAAAGAAAAAACCTGAATTTTATTGGTATAGCGATTTGCAAGAGCAAATCCATAGCGATGCCCTAGTGAAATAACTTGATCATCTGGTTCTATTGGCAATCGATATGGAAGTCGGGTTATCGATTCGAGCATAGAATCACGAGATGCACCCAGTGGAAATAACTTACCGTCAGCCTGAATTCCAAAATAAGCATTCGGGGAGACCCATGGATCTGGACCAGCTACTTTAACGATAGGCCGAATTGGAGTATAGTGGGTAATATCTGTAACAACACTCCCATCTCCCAAAAGTAGAATCCATGAGCCGCTGTTCCCTCCCTGCGCCCACATGTCAACTGTGTTCCAATAATCTGAAGGGTTGATGCCAGTTATTCCAAATGGCGTCCCAAACGGAGGATGGCTAATCCTATTACTGGGGTCGCTTTTGTAAAAGAGTTCAATGTGGTCTGCAAAGCCATCTCCGTCGCTGTCGGGGAAGTAGCTGCTCTTTGTAGGGTCTAAGCCATATTCGATCTCTAATTCGTCGGAAAGTCCGTCCGCATCTTGATCATTGAATCCGTATGCGCAGCTGTAAAGCGATATGGCTATCGCTAATGAGATTCGCAGTGCTTTCATTCTCAAACAGTATTTTGCTGTTCAGCTTTCGACAAGCACATACCGCCCATCCTTCTTTTCCATATCAGGCAGCTTCTTACCTTTAGGCACGATCGCCCAAAACGTGTCCGCTTCCTCGACGCTTTTCAGGTCGAGGTAATGTTTGCGGATCACGGCCTCAGAATTGCCCGCTTGCAGCGAAGCATCACCCACCGAGCGGAAGGCACCCACGGTCATTGAAATGAACGTGTGGCGCATCACATCATGCGTGAGCTTGCGTTCCTTGCGCACGTCCACCCACAGATCGCGAAAGCGGCGGGGCGGAATGATCGGAAACTCATCCATCGGGTATTTCTCCAGCCACTTCTTTAGGTTGGGCTGAATCTTCACCGTGCGTTTTTCGTTCACCTTCGAGGCCTCGGGCTCGATCAAGATCACATCCGTATCAAAACGAAAATCCTTTTCTTGTAGCTTTTTGATTTCGCCATCTTTCCAGTCGGGGCGGATCCCCGCGAACAAGGTCAGCGCGTAGTAGGGCACCATGCAGCCAGGCTTCCCCCAGAACGTGCCGTCTTTGTTCTCCGGTCCTTTGTAGTTCTCAAGCCACTTCATGAAGTCAGCCGTTTCTTCTGCGCTCAGCGTATCCGCCGTGCCACGCGCCTTCTTCACTTTGAACTTCGGCACTTCGAGGATGACATTCTCGGCCACATACTTTTTCGAGAGGCAGTATTTGAAGAAGGTGCTCAAGTAGCCCCGGCGGTTGTTCCAGGTCTTGAGAGTCGGTACCGCCTTCGATCGGCCAAGAGGCTTGTCCAGATATTCGCGGATTTCATCAGGACGGATTTCGCCCACAACTCGTTCGGCGAAGTAACCCTGAAGCTTCTTCATCTCGATCTTGATCGCCCGTTCCTGGCGGTGAGAGAGTAGGCCGCGCTCGGCGTCCTTGGATCTCTCGTCAGTGTATTCTCGGATCGCCGCCTCTAAGGTCATCGATTCCGCCGCTTCCTTGTAATGTTGCAGGAAGTAATCGACCGCAAAGGAGAGCGATTTCGACGACTTCGAATGCTTCAAGAGAGACGTGGCCGCAATCGCGTCGCGGTTCTGGTCATGTGTCAAAGTCGTCCAGACGGTCTGGCCGTCTGACTCATTGTTAAGGTGCTCGATATCGAGATGCTGACGTTCATCAACAGCATCCTCACGAGTCGAGAAATTTTTACGGATACGCTTACCATTAAGCGTTCCAGAAAGCCGCCAGACATCCTGGCCGCTTGGGTTTGTGAACTTAGTTATTTTGAATCGATTATTTGCCATGTCTATCTAGGATTTGCCAATTAGTATTGGCAAATCCTGACAAATGTCGACTATAAGTGGTGGAGGTGGCGGGAGTCGAACCCGCGTCCCTCGTGCTTTCATACGTGGCATCTACATGCTTAGCTTTCAATTTATTGTCGTCGCCAGATCGCCTAAATGCGAGCTATCTGGTTTCCAGGCTTCCTAAATACAACTGATAAGCGGAAGCCAGATTATCAGTTATGCCTGCTAGTCGACGCCTCACTCCCTTAGCAGGTGTCTAGGGTGAAACGTTGCCGCTTTAAGCAGCAAGA